TCAGGCCTCCTCAACGTCGTGATACTCTTCGCACGCCTGCAGCGTGTTCTGAATCAGGGTAGCGACGGTCATCGGGCCAACGCCGCCGGGAACCGGGGTGATGTAGGACGCGCGTTCGGCGGCATCTTCATACACCACGTCGCCGACCACTTTGCCGCTTTCCAGACGGTTGATGCCGACATCGACCACAATCGCCCCTTCTTTAATCCACTCGCCAGGAATAAAGCCCGGTTTGCCCACCGCGACGATCAGCAGGTCGGCGTTTTCGACATGATGGCGCAGGTTTTTTGTAAAGCGGTGGGTGACGGTGGTGGTGCAGCCGGCCAGCAGCAGCTCCATGCTCATCGGGCGACCGACGATATTGGAGGCGCCAATGACCACCGCATTGAGGCCGTAGGTGTCGATATTGTAGCGTTCCAGCAAGGTCACGATACCGCGTGGAGTGCACGGACGCAGGCGCGGCGCGCGCTGGCACAGGCGGCCAACGTTGTAAGGATGGAAGCCGTCGACGTCTTTATCCGGCGCGATGCGCTCGAGAACTTTGACGTTATCGATCCCTGCCGGCAGGGGCAGCTGAACCAGAATACCGTCGATGGTCTTATCGGCATTCAGAGTGTCGATAAGCTCCAGCAGCTCGGCTTCGCTGGTGGTTTCCGGGAGATCGTAAGAGCGGGAGACGAAGCCCACTTCTTCACATGCTTTGCGCTTGCTGCCGACATAAATCTGCGAGGCCGGGTTGCTGCCGACCAGCACGACGGCCAGCCCAGGGGCGCGTTTTCCGGCCGCAACGCGAGCCTTCACTTTTTCCGCAACCTCAGAGCGTACCTGCTGCGCAATCGTTTTACCGTCAATAATTTTTGCTGCCATCAGAGAGAGGATTCCATCTGTATCTTTACGAAAGGGGGATAAGGATATTTTGTCAGAAGCGGGCCTCGCTGTCAGTCCTCGTTTGCTGTTTTATCTTGTCTGAGGCTAATTTAGCCTGTTATGGCCATAGTAATTGCATGGTTATAGGTGCGTTGCGCCTGGCCACTGAGTCGATTTACGCGCGCATTAGGCCCGGCGGTATGCTTCTTGTACAGTTGGTGGAGGATATTTCGCCAGCGTCGTATAAGCCCCGCAGTTTCCTGGCAAAATGGATTGACTCAACCGACGTGGACCGTATAATTCCACGCGTTTCACTCCGCGAAGCACTCGCTTCTCAGGGCGCCCTTAGCTCAGCTGGATAGAGCAACGGCCTTCTAAGCCGTAGGTCACAGGTTCGAATCCTGTAGGGCGTGCCATTAAGAAACAGTAACTTACGCCAGTTTTAAACCAGCCTGATTTCCTCCCTGTGTCGTATTTGTGTCGCTAGCGCCCAAAATGGCGTCAATTTTCCGTGCGTGTTCGGTCAGGTGGTTCGGCGCCAGGTGAGCATAACGGCGCACCATCTCGATACTCTCCCATCCTCCCATTTCCTGCAAAACAGAAAGCGGTACGCCGGACTGAATAAGCCAGCTCGCCCAGGTGTGCCGGAGGTCGTGAAAACGGAAATTCTCGATCCCCGCTTTTTTCAACCCGGCTCGCCAGGCATTATTGTCATCCACCCGCATTTTTCTAACCGCGGGCGTCAGCGTTCCATCAGGGCGATGTTTTGCCGTGGTGTGAACGAACACCCAGCGTGAGTGCTTCCCTATCTGATCCCTTAATACCCTGCATGCGGTATCATTCAGAGCTACGCCAATCGCCTTGCCCGCTTTTGCGTTCTCCGGATTTACCCATGCAACCTTTCTCTGCATATCGACCTGCTGCCACTCAAGCCCGATGATGTTTGAGCGGCGCAGGCCGGTTGCCAGTGCAAATATCACCACTGGCTTAATGCTCTCCGGCATGCACTCGATCAGCCGCTCAGCTTCTTCTCTGGTCAGCCACCGTATCCGCTTACTGATCGGCTTGCGGGTTTTGATAACAGGAGCTGTTTTTATCCAGCCCCAGTCATTCGCCGCGGCCCTGAGAAGGGATCGAATGAAGGAAAGGTGTTGCGCCTTCGTCGCCTGTGAAACCTGCCGTGGTTTGTATTCCGGAACAGGCTTCCCCTTCCTCACCGCGGCATCACGCTTACTCTCCCACACCTGCAGGTGTTTACGGTTGATCATCCCGTTAACGGCTTCATGAACTTCCTCCGCCATTATCTTCGAGACATCACGGCCGGAAAAATGCTGCAGCCAAAACTCAATTTTGGTTTTGTCATCATCCAGCGATCGCTTATGGTCCTTTTCCCGCAGCCACCGGATGCAGCACTCTTCGAAGGTTCTGACGGGCAGGTCGCCGATCTGGTCAACCCGCCACGCTTCCGCCTTCAGCTTGTCGTGGAGCTCCTGAGCCTGCTTTTTGTCCCCCGTGCCAAGAGATCGCCTAACTCTTTTTCCTGACGGCGTAAAGAAATGACAGTGCCACACGCCGCCCCTGAGGGTGATTGACATAAAACTTCTCCTTTATGTTCACCCGCGTTCGCGATGACAGGATCGCGCGGGGTTTTCAAATATGCAATACACGCCGCCTCGGTCGTTCTGTACTTGTTGCCGACCTTGCGGCCGGCGAGTTCTCCAGAATCAATCAGGCGGTAGATCACCCGCGCCGACACGATGAGCAAATCGGCGGCCTGCTGTGCTGTTATCGGTTTGTCAGACGCCATATTTCCTCCCGATTACGCTGCCCGCTGGGCGCGCAGTTTCTTAATGTGTTCGCTCTGCTCCAGCTCTGCCTTTATCTGCTGGGCCTCTTCGTGAGAGAGCGGCTCGAAGTCATTGTTAAAGCGGTCTATGCTTGCGGTGTTGATCCGCCCCTGGCGCCAGTAGCGAACCGCCTTATCGTCGCTGCTGGCGATAATTACCGGCCATCCGTGGCAATCGGCAAAGAGCTGACCTCTCTGAATTAGTTTGAACATCACGGCCTCCGGTGTTTACCGCGCAATTCCTCTTCTTCTTGGCAATCAGAGCAGCGCTGGCAGCCCGCCACCAGTTCCCGGCGCCGCTCGGGGATCTCTTCACCGCATTCGCGGCAGTGAGTAGCCGAAACTGCGTTGTGGTTGATGCGCATGTTCTGGATGGTCATTTCCAGCCGGCGCTCTGCTAGCTCGTTGGCCTGATCGATGATTTCTGGCATGTCAGCGCTCCTTTATCTTTCCGTTCAAAATACCGATCTCCACATAGAGATGGCTTGGCGTTAACCCAAGCTGCCTTATCAGCGGCATACATCCGTTGAGGATCGGTCGTGATATCTCATCGCAACTTAAAGCGGGAGATGACCGCCGTTTTGCCTTAACCTCATCGTTAGCCCTGCGCGCGATGCTTCTGAGCGCATTTTTCTTTTCTTCTGGCGTCATGCTGCCTCCTGCTTAGCAATCAAACGGGCCCCGAAATTCATCAGAGCATCACGCTCGACCGTCGAGAAACGGCAGTGAGTACGAGGGTAGGGATGCCAGATAATCAGCATCGAGCCTTTGTTATTGCCGCTAACAGGCTTACCGGTTACCGGATTTATAAATGCCAGCCGTCCCGCGGTAATAAAGCGAGCCTCGCTAGCGGTCTGGATCGCCTCCTTGAACCAGCCAACCGAAGTGTCAGCAGGTACCAGCATCACCGTGCCGATCTGATTGGCGCTCTCGGCGGCTGCCTTCTTCACAAATGGCGTGATGTCGCTATATGGCGGGTTCAGCCAGACGTAGCCCGGAATGCTCAGGTAATCAGCCCATGGCGTTTCAAGTGTGTTCTGCTCGGCTGTTATGAACTTGCGACACAGCGCGTTATGCGCTGCTGCGGCTGCATCAAGCTGGAAGCAGAACTCAGCATTCAGGCATGCGAAGAGGGCGGGCGGAGTGCGCCAGAGGTCGCGCTGATCCACTGGCGTTTTGCTTCCACCATAATCACCCGCAGATTTTTTAACTGGCAATGCGGCCACAATACGCTCGCCGATCCAGCGCATCACCGGAACTGCCATGCTGTTGCCGATAGCACGATAGCGAGGGCCATCCGGGCATTCAGTCGCTTCTTTCCCGCGCCACGAAATCAGTGTGTGGTTATCAGGGAAGCCCTGCAGGCGTTCGCACTCGACTGGCATAAGGCGACGAACTTGCACGCCGTTGGATATGGCATTTTCCTGACCATGGTTACGACCTAGCGTATGCGCAAGCTCCAGATTAGTGTCAGGGTCTTGAGTGCCATGCACAGCAAAAGTCTCGACTTCGAAATCAATGCGCTGGCCCTTTGCTGTCAGGCAGGCGGCAACATCGATGTTTCCCCCTGTGTTTCCACCACCGAAAGCGAGGAGGTGTCCTGCTTGGGCCTGATTGTCATCTGCGCCACACGTTCCAACGCCTCTCGCAGTAAGGGCGGCAACTGCCGTTTGCGGTTCTCTGCTCGGCGGAGTATCCCGGCGCACGCCTTCGGACTCAAAAAGTACTTGGCCGGGATCGAATCCTTTTCGAGCACTTGCGACAACGAACACACGCTTGCGTCGTTGGGCCACTCCGAAATATTGGGCGTCTTTGACGATCCAAGCGATTGTCCTTTGGGGTCCATACACACAACCAGAGTGCGTCCACTTTCCCCCTGATGGCTTAAGTTCACAGCTTTCTCCGGCAAGTCCTGCCAAAAAGCAACCAAAGGCGTTGTCGTGGCTTGTGAGGACACCGGGGACGTTTTCCCAGACGAAGATTGCTTCTTCTTCTCCGCGCTCGATGCGCTTGTCGTCGATTGCATTCGCTAATTCCACATATGAAAGGGTTAACTGCCCGCGGGCATCGGAAAGGCCATTACGCAGACCTGCAATGCTGAATGCCTGGCAAGGTGTGCCGCCGACCATTACGTCTGGTGCCTGAACTTCACCGGCGCGCACCGCCGCGGCTATTTTTGTCATGTCGCCAAGGTTCACGACCTCTGGCCAGCGTTCCGCCAGTACAGCAGACGGGAACGCCTCGATTTCTGAGAACCATGCTGCTTTCCATCCGAGCGGCTCCCAGGCGACGGTCGCGGCTTCAATGCCACTGCATATTGATCCGTAAATCATTGCGCACCTCTTTTCGTGTCTGCCTTTCTCATGCGGCTTAAAGTCCTGGATACCGACGCAACGCTACGTCGCCATCTTCATGGCGATGCTTTTATGCGACTCGCCGGCAGCGCGCATTTCAGCGGCGATCTGCTTCTCTTCTGGCTTCCATGGCTTGTAGACAAACGCTGTGCTGATGGAATAGCTCTGTGCCAGGCGGTAGAAGTTCGCCTGGCTAATCCCCAGCGCATCCGCTGCGCGACAGGCAGGCATGGTTCCGGCGACGGCGCGGAATTGCTCTGGTGTGATGCTCTGCTTATTCATTGGGCTTCCCGTGGTAACCGGTAAATTGCGTTATCTACTTAATAATCAGAGACGGCTTACCGAGCTTTATTTGCGCACCTGGCACATCTAACCCGGCCTCGATCTGATGCTTAATGGCCAACTTGTCAGGCTTGATAGTCGTCTCGTATTCGACGAATTGAGGAGGCAAAATGCTGGCGTCCGTAATCTCTACTGATTTAGATGGCGCCCTGACCGTAACCTGATGAATTCCAGCTTTAAGTGATTTTTTTCCTGCCGTTTCAAGTGATTTAGCGACATAATCCTTCATGCTTGCCACTTTGCTTTCAGCTGCTTTAGCGCGTTCGGCAAGGCACTTACTCTCTTCCTTTAACGCTTCCGCATAAGCAGATTCGTTTTTGCAGATAGCAAGAATCTGTTCCACTTTTGCTTCCAGCTCCCACTCAATCCCATCCAGAGTGTCGGCTATCATTTCAGGCTCCATACCGGAGTCAGTCAGCTTGGCGAAATCGTTGGCGATCTGATAAAGAGCTGTCATTGGGTAACCTCTTCGAATTTGGCTTTACACTTGGCGTAAACAGCCTGAACCTCTTGCTGCAGCCGCATTCCAGCAGTCATCTTGTATGCCGCCTGAAAATGGGTTTTGAGAGCATGCATGTTTGCTGCCTGCTTCATGTCTTCACATAGCGAGTGGACTGAGTTGATAAGCTCTTGCTCAGCATTTTCTTTCGACTGGATAACTTCACTTTCAGGCGTGTATTGCATAACCGGCTCGGTAAAAATGCCTTCGCTCTCGTTGAGCATGTCCACTGCATTATCGAGCCGGTCAGCGCGCGGCCAGTATTTGTAGGCGCGCTTCACGATTGTCTTTCTGGCCATCTCAGACCAGAAATTGACCCATGGGCCTTTTGGTGAGGTGCCGGCTTTGCTTACCTTTCTGATTTCTTCAATCTCGGCGAGGCTCATCTCTTCAGTCAGGTAGTCGCCGTCTGATGTTTTAACAGTGCAGTAGCCACCGATAACGGCTCCGCGCTCTTCAGGAGTGGCAAAAGGGTTGTATTTGTGGGCCGGAGCTTTATCGAGGCCAATGGTTTCGTATGCGTCACACGCATGAACCAGTTTGCACTGACCCCACTTAATGACCCCGGCTGATTGGGCTATATGCAAAAGGCCCATATAGCTGATATCAAGGCATACCATTCCGTCACGCGGGACGAGATAAGCCAGTTTGCTTGCAGGATTTAAGCTGATACCGACCGCAGCTACGTTAATGATCGCGTTCTGAGCGCTGACCGGGTTGCTGATTGCCATTTTTGCCAATGTGTCATTGCGCTGGAATAACTGAATCGCAAACTGGCATTCCTTTGCCCACGTCAGGCTCTGGTCAGTAAGGGCATTGGTAAACAGCGACTCTTGCTGCTTAACGAATTGAATAAGATCGAAGCTCATGACTCCTCCTTAAAACGGGCAGCCGGTGCGATGATCCCAGTCGTATTCCGCCTGGGCGTAAGCTATTGCTGTGCGCAAGTCGTTGTATACCTCGCCAGCCTTATCGCT